CATCTGCTTCTAATGTACCATCAAAGTCACCATCAACTGCATCTATGTTACCTTTAAAAACCGTAGCTGAAACTGTGCCAGTGCTTGGATTATAAGTTAAATTACCATCCATTTCTAATCCAACATTACCAGTGCTAGATGTAGCATCTTCTACAAATGTAATTAAATTTTCTTCATCTGTACTTTCATTATCAGTTACTAAAACATGTGCTGCATTTACTGCATCAGTAGCATTAGCACTTGTATATGCATTTACTTGAGAGGCATTTACATATTTTGTAGTGCCACCATCATCTATTAAAAATTTATCTGAATCTGCAATAGTAATAGATGTTCCATCTGTTGCACCATCTACTTGAACAGCTGCACCTGATACCTTATCTGCTGTACTTATTGTACTAAGTTTACTATCTGCAATACTTCCTGCTAGTTTAGATGATGCAATACTTCCTGCTAACATGTCATTAGTTACTGAACCTGTATCCCCTGTTCCTACAAGTGTTCCAGTTGTAGTTGGAAAACTTATTAGAGCTTCAGTATGATTTATTTTATTAGATCCTAATGTAATTGCATAATTACCCATATATCCATGAGAAGAACATTGATAATAAAGTATATTAGGTGTGTCTTCATCTACATCTATTTGAGTATATGCTCCACTACTTCCTGCTGTTCCATTAGTTGTAACGCCAGTTGTATATGCTGTAGTTTTATCAGCATCTAAATAAAACCTTAATGGATGGGAACTATTACTACTATCTGATTGATCAAATCTATAATAATATCCAGAGTCAGATGTTGTATTATCTACACCATGAAATGTTAAAGCAGGTGCTTCAATACCATTTAAGTAATAAGCATTACCACTACCATCACCTTGATATGGATGTGCTGATTTAGATGCAACAGTAACTTTTATAATTATAGGAGAAGAAGAACTCCCATATCGACCTGCATGTGTGTTAGCAGAACTTAAATCTAAAGTAGACGCTCCAACATCACTTAAAAGAACTGATTTAGATGCTGGTATTGTACAAAATACAGTTTTTGTTCCAGCACTAAAATTAACTGCACTATCTGAATTAGAAGATGATAATATAGTATCTCTTGATAAAGTGTCTGTGCTTGCGTCTGTTACAGTTCCTATACCAACCTCAAATTCTGAAGATCCTGGTAATGTTATAGCATAATATGTAGTATTAGTAGTTCCAACACCTGCTACGAATGTTTCAAATCCTGTAACTGCCCCTGCTAAATTAAGTGTTCCAGTGCCAGTTGTTGTTGTTGTTTCTTTTACTCTGTCGTTTATTACAAACGCCATTATTTCATCTCTATTGTTAAGTTAAGTGCGTTAATTCTAAATATATCACCTGTGGATATTACTTTATTTGTGTCAAGTTTTCCTATAAACAATACATTACCACCAGACCCTATAGTATCTAAAGAATTAGTTTGATGAGTTGCTACAAAGACATGCGAAATCGTATTATCTGTTCCTGTAGATTCATTAAACTCAATCGCATTTGTGTTTTTTATCGTTTGTGTATTAGCTGTATCAGTAGCTAAAGTCCAATCAGCATGGTTGACTTGTATTCTTCCATATCCACCGAAAGTCGCTTCTGTTATAACTGCGTCTCCAGACTCACCTGTTGAATCATCAAAATTTGTTACATTTGTAGCTAATCCAACGTAAATACCATTTCCTGGTGTAGTAAAAGATGCTGCATTATTTTTAAAAATAAAACTTAATATTCTATTTTCTAAAAAGGTGGTCGCTGCATTTGCTGTTGCCATTTTTCACTCCTATGTTCTCGGTCTCGATGGTAGACCAACTCTATATCCATCTGTGTTTTCTCTTGCTTCTCCAAGATCTTTTAGTCTTTCTAAATACTGAGTATATAACCCATTATAATTTTGTATTACGTCTGCTTCACCTTTCATAAAAGTATAAGCCTCTACTAATGCTCCATATAATAAAGCAAAAGGAGCATTCGTACTAACCCATGTTGTTCCACTGTCAGCACCTGCAGTTAAACTTGCTGGTCTATAAAAATAGTGTAATTCTATCGCATAATTACTATTTGGCGTTGGACCCAAAATAAAATTATTTTCATCAAATCGTGCAAAATATTTTGGTACACCTGTGGTAGAAGAAGACACTACATATTCTCTAATAAAGTTAACATCTTTTTGTAAAATAAATCTTTCAGACCCAGCTGTAGTTATTTGCATAGAAAAAGAAGCTAAATAATCAGTAGGTACTGTAAGGAAAGCATCGGAAGTTGTTAAAGCAGTAGTAACATTTTTTCTAAAATAATCAAGATCAACACTTTTTAATATTTTTTCTTCTGCTGCTTTTATAAAATTGTTTATTTGAGAAACAAAAACAGTCTCATTATTATCTGTATAATCTTGTATAGCTGTTTTTAGTGTTGCAAATGTAAAACTCATTTATACTTCCAGTGTAACTGCTCCTGCTGTTGCGTTATCTCCACCACCTCTTTGATTGCCAATAGTAGCAGTTCCACTACTAGCTGTAAATGTATAAGTATTATCATCTACCTTTGTAATACTATATCCTGCACTTTGTGTCAATACTGTAGCTGAAAAGCCATCGAATCCTAACGCTTTTCTAAAACGAACTGTATCACTTGAAGATCTTCCATGATTAGGTTCTATCACAGTTATAACTGCTGACCCACTCGATCCTGAAGTAAATGGATTTAATCCTAATAAGTTTTCTACACTACCATCAGTGCGTGTATCAGGTCTTGCATCTCTTAAAGCCTGTGCATCAATAACTGTTCTATGAGGATCTAACTGTTCATGCTTTGCTTCATATTCAGAAATATGAACAATAGATCCATTCCATTCTTTTATTCTTTCTTTATATGGAAATCGCATACCACTTCTATCTGATATAAAAAAAGCGTGTTTTCCACTTGAATAAGCCATTAAATATATCTTTCATAAGGTAGTAGTTTTAAACTAGTTCTATCTCTATCCTCAGTTGCTGCTCTATCAAACTCTTCATCATATATAGCTTTTAATATTTGTATTCTATCAGGAGCTTTTTTTATAGCTAGATAATAAGCTAACCCTGCAGCAAGACAAGGATAAAATCTAAAAGGAACATCAACCGTATCAGTTGCAGAATCAGCATCTTCTATTCTAGTTAATCTGTCAACTACTAAAGTATATGTTGCATTAGGTGTAGGAAAAACACGAAATTTAGGGGTTATTTGTCTATCAACATAATATTGTGTAGGCTTTCCTTGAGATAGTTTACTCGATAAATTTAAATATGTATCACGACCTATTCTATTTACAGTTACGTCTAATTGATTAGAAGACCCTGCGTTTTCTCTAATAACTGCAGATAATATATCTATTGTATCTGCAGCAAGAGTATATTCAGTAGTTCCTTGAGATAGTGTAATTGATGTTTGTGTAATAGTCCAACGATTTAATCCTCTATTCGCCCAGTCAGCAAATAAAAGATTTAAAGATCGTTTTGCTGTCCTAAGATCATATCCTGTTCTTACTTCTAAACCACAACGCTCAAAAGCCTCTTCGATATAATCGTCTACAGCAAGTTCGAAATCTGTTGAACCAGAAGTAGTCATTACTTATCTTCCTTATATTCCATATATCCACCCATCATACGCTTTTCTATTTCCTCATCCATAAAACCACCTTTTGCCATTTCTGTAACATCGATTAATTTTCCTGGATTTAAAGGTTTAATTAATGCTGGATCTGCAACCATTCTTCTTGGAGGACCACTAGGATTACCACCAGATAAACCCCCTCTCATCATACCTTTTACACCCTGTTCTTTTTTAACTCTGTTGATAGCAGTCATAAGCCCACCACCTTTTTTCTTTTTTACTTTTGATTTACTTTCATATTTTAGTCGATCTCTTAACTCTTTAGGTACGTTTTTTCTATATACTCCCACTCTACCTCTTAATGCTGCTTCCAGTTTATCCTCTGTGCTTGCTGGAGGAAAACCTGCTAAGTCCATCATTTTATCACCGAATCGCTGAGTAATATAAGCTCTATCTAATTCCTCTTGTGCAGCTTGTTCAAGAGTTTTAGGTTGTGGTGGTTTCTTTGGACCCCCTAATTTTTCAACTTGTTTTTGAATTCTTTTTTCTCGTTGTCTTTGTTTAAAACTTTTTTTAGACTTCATCCCTCGTAGACTCATGCTTTTCTCCTTTTTCTTCTTAATGGTTTTACATTTCTAGGTTTACCTTTACTTGGCTGTCCTAACGCTACTTTCTGTCTTATCCTACTTCTTTTTTCTGCAGATGTCATCTCTTTTGTTGTTTTTGGTGTTTTAGAAGAAATACGTTTACTTGGTCTACAATAAGGAGTTCCTCGTTTTTCTCCTTTTTTCCTACCACATTTTTTACCAGTTCTAACATCTTTCCAGTCCTCTTTGAACCATCTTTTTAATGCTAATCCTGCTTTTGTTTTTCTTACTGCCATTATGAACGCTTTGTTTGTTTTCTTTTTCCTGCTAATACAATACCACAACCTCTTGCGATATTTTTATTTTTTGCTGGTCTTTTAGCCCCCATATACATTCCTGTGCTTGCTTTTCGCACAGTAGACTTTTTCTTCTTTTTACCACCTGTGCCATAATTTGCAGCACCAACTTTTCTACATTTAGCTATAGCTCCTGAAGCATAAGCTGACGGAAAAACTTTATATCTAGCTTTAACCTTATGATAACAAGCGTCTTTTGGCATTATCTACTCCTTTGTTTATGACATCTACATGTCCATCTTTTTCTACCACAGTATAAACAATATTTAACTGGACTTCCTTTTATTACTTCTCCTTTTCTTAGAGGCACAATGTGCTCTTTCAGAAAATCCTCTAGGTCGTGAGCAATTGATCTTTCTCTTTCTCTTGGCACTCCACTTCCTTTTTCCAGGGGCTTTAGTCACTTGTTTTGACATTTGTGACCTACCCATAACCATTAAATTAATTGCTCCAATCCACTAGCGACAATAATTAAAGATACAATCATCCATAACCTATTATCGAGTTTATTTAATTTATTATTAATTCCATCGAATCTTGCGTTGCAAACTTCTTCATGTTTTTCTAACATTTTTAGTAGTTCTTTACTTGTCATCTAGCATTTCCATCTTCTTCTAGTTGCACAAATTCTTTTCTTAGGAGTTTTTGCACAATTAATATTATGCTTTTTAGCTTGTCCAGCAGATCTAGCACAAAAAGACTTTCTTCTCTTTGCTGCTTTACTTCCTGGTTTTACTTTACCTGTCACTGCAGTTTTAAGTTTACTTCCTGGATTTTCTCGTCTGTAACGAGCAACACCTGCCTTAGTCATACCAGCTCCACTTTTAGTGGAGCGAAAGTATTTTTTAGTTTTAGGTGGTTGTTTTTTCCTTGCTCTTGTCATTACGATAAGAAAATAGTCAACTTATTACTACTACCAGTAAAAGCATGAATATATGCACCATTTTCTGCAAGTATTCCATTATCTGGTATATTTAACGTATGCAATCCTGTCGGAAAACTTTGAACAAGTAAATTATCACCACCTGATCCGTTTTTTATTGTTAAAGCACCTGCAGCATCAGCGAATATAACTATCTGTCTTATTCTTGATCTCGCAGGTCCAACAACAGCAGCACTTGCACCTTGATTATGGTTAAATGCTTTTACATCAGATCTTGTTGCAGCCATTTAATCCTCCTTAATATACAGAGTATTCTAATTCAACAGTGAACCTACCAGCAGTTGCATCGGCATTTAAAGTTGTTGTGCTTCTTGCATACAAAAATGTATTTGCTATTGGTGCAGATACATTTGGCTCAAACACATGAAAATTACCAGCTGTATTATTGAAATTAATATCAACCTCAGTCACACTTAATGCAGCAGATAATGTTGGTGAAAAAGCTGCAACACCTGCTCCAACAATTTCTGTGCCAGAAACTGCTGCATTAGTTGCTGTTCCACTTGTTGCACTTAATGCTAAGTTACCTACTAAAGTTTGACCAGCAGCAGTTGTAATTCCAATAACAGCTTTATGAATAAAAAACTTTGATGCTGTTACTAAAGCATCTGGATGATCGGTATTTAAAGTACCAAGTTCAACTAAACAATCACCGTCACCATAAGCTGAAGCTGTGTCTGTACCAGCAAGTGTTCCAACGAATGTTTGAATTTTTCTTGAACCTAAAGATATTAACTGACCTGTAGAATTTATTGAAAAGCCAGTTTCTGTAATAGCTCCTGTAGTGCTACTCTCATTTATTACATTAAATCCACCCTTAGAACGGACTGGACCTGAAAAGGTTGTATTAGCCATGTTACTCTCCTTGTCTTGGCAAATGTCAGTTACACCATGTAACTGTCAAGGTTTGTTTTAGTCTATATTAAAAAAGGGTGACTGACTAGTCACCCCTTAAAATTTTTTTATGCTCCTGGAGAACCAAAAACACATCTTGGGTCAGAGAACCCGAAAGAATATCTCTCTCTCGCCTTAAATCTCATATTTCCAGTGTCAAAATCACCTTCCATTTGAGTTTTAATTGGTGCTCTTTCGAAGTGTTTAAATCCGTTTGGTGCATCTGTTTTGATAAAAAACG